GCGCAGGAAGAGGCCGCCATAGACTCCTACAAAGATTCACAGATGCAAGAGGTAGAAGAGATAAGGGCCAAGTGGCTCGAAGAGTCTGAAAATGACAAGGAGATTGGTGGAGAAGACTTCAAACAGAATGTCGAACTTGCCAAGAGAGTTATTGACAGGTTTGGTTCTGACGATTTTAAGGAGACGCTCAAAGATACTGGCTTTGGGAACCATCCCGAAGTGGTGAGGGTTTTCGTGCGAATAGGTCAGGCTATGTCTGAAGACCAACTCGTTTTAGCCAAGTCACAGACTACTACACAGAAGTCAGCCGCCGATGTTCTTTACCCGACTACGGCGACTAAATAATAGGAGGAAAGCCCAATGGCTACCATAGGAACTGGAGTATTGACTCTCGCTGATTATGCGAAGAGTATTGACCCTAATGGGTCTGTTGCAACTGTAATCGAACTTCTCTCACAGAAGAACGCCGTGCTTACGGATATGCTTTTCAGAGAGGGTAACCTGCCCACTGGACATCGTATCACCGTAAGGACTGGTCTTCCCACTGTGGCGTGGAGACTGCTAAACAAAGGTATCGCTAAGAGCAAGGGTACCAAGGCGCAGATAGACGAAGCGTGCGGTATGCTTGAGGCTCGTAGTGAGGTTGATATTGACCTTGCCAATCTGAACGGCAACGTTAACGCATTCAGGCTCTCTGAGGCCAACGGTTTTATCGAGGGCATGAATCAGGAGTTCTCATCGACCCTGTTCTACGGCAACTCAGGAACGGCTCCTGAAGAGTTTACGGGTTTGTCTACGAGATATTCCGCAACTACTGCCAACAATGGGAGCAATATAATTCTTGGTGGTGGTACTGGTGCGGACAACTCTTCGATATGGCTTGTGGGCTGGGGAGAGAATGAGATATGCGGTATCTATCCCAAGGGTTCTCAGGCTGGTCTACTCCATGAAGACCTTGGCGTAGGCGATGCCTTCGATGCGGCCAACAACAGGTTCCGTGCCTACATGGACAGGTGGCAGTGGAAGACTGGTCTTGCAGTCAAGGACTGGAGGTATGCGGTAAGGATACCGAATATCGACCTGTCTGACCTTATCGCCCTTACAGGCACGCAGGCAACCACGGCGGCCACGTCTATCATCAAACTCATGTCGAGGGCGATAGATAGGATACCTAATCCCAACGGCGTAAGGCTCACCTTCTACGCTAACAGGACCGTCATGTCTCACCTTCGTGTCCTTGCAATGGAGAAGACCAACAATGTGCTTAGTATAGAGGCTGGTCTTGACCAGTTTGGACGCAGGATAATGAACGACCTATCTTTCCTCGGTATTCCCGTGAGAATGGTGGATTCCCTGCTTGAGACTGAGTCGCTTGTAGCCTAATTAACCTTTAATTCATGGAGGATTTACCATGTTTATAGACAGTCAGAATCAGTTCAGCGATGCGCAGGCACTTACTGCTACCGCTGTATCAACTAACGTTATTGACCTTGGGTCCGACAGGAACCTTGGCATAGGTGAGCCGATGGCCGTGGTATATACCATTGACGTAGCTCTTGATGGCACTACGGGTGATGAGACTTATGTCGCTACGGTGCAGTCAGGTTCTACAGCTACACCTACTACGGTTATAGCCACTACGACCATGACTCGTGGAGATGCGGCTGGCACGAAATATGTGGCGTTCTTACCAGCCGACACAACGGTTGGAAGGTATCTTCGTCTTAATTACACCCTTGGTGGCACTACGCCCACGGGCACGATTACGGCGGAGTTGATGCCGGCCAACATGATACAGAACGACTGGACTGCTCCAAAGAACTACAGTATCCAGTAATTAACCCTCAAACGGTGGGGGCTTCGGCCCCTGCCACATTTTAATGGAGGACGTAATGCGAGTAAGAGCAAAAGAGGACAGCAACAACGCCTATGTTGGTTATTATAATCTTGTAAGGCGTAAGGGCGGCGATGTGTTTGACCTTCTTTCACCGGACCATTTCTCGGAGAGATGGATGGAGAAAGTTGAGGCGACTACGCCAAAGACTGACGCTCCAGGTGAGCCGAGCATAGAAGACCTTAAGGCCGATGGTCTACTCCCCAAGAAGAAAAAGAAGACAGGTCCGTCAAAGAAAGATGATGTCGTAGAGGAGTTCTAATGGCTTCCAAAGTAGGCATACTCAACCTTGCATTGGGGCATCTTGGCATCGACGGCACGGTTGCTAATATGGCAACAGAGTCCAGTGAGGAAGCTATTGCAGGCAGGATGTTCTACGACGTCGCAAGGGATGAAGTCCTGCGTGGATTCCCGTGGCCGTTTGCTACAAGGTTTGCCATACTTGCCCTTGTCGAAGTTGAGCCTACTACGGAGTGGGGATACTCCTATCGTTATCCTTCTGACTGCCTGAACCTGCATAGGATATTATCAGGTATCCGTAACGATACAAGGCAGAGTCGTGCGCCATTCAAGATAGCAAGCGACACTGCGGGCCAACTTATCTACACAGACGAGGAAGATGCGGAGATAGAGTATACAGCTAAGGATGATGACCCTTCCACATATCCATCGGATTTTACGATAGCGTTGTCTTTCTATCTTGCGAGTCTTATGGCTCCGAGATTGACAGGTGGCGACCAGTTTAAACTTGGTGACAAGGCATTGAAGAACTATGTGTTGTCGGTATCTATCGCCGCTTCGAGAGCCTCAAATGAAGACCAGGCAGAGGAAGTCCCAGAAAGCGAATTTATAATCACAAGAGGTTGATATTGTCTAATACTCGCTTACTCAGTTTCTCATCGGGCGAAATAACTCCGTCTCTATACGGTCGTATAGATATGACGAAGTATACGACTGGCCTAAAAACTTGTCTCAACTATCAGGTGATGAGATATGGTGGTGTAGAGAATCGCCCCGGCATGAGTTTCGTAGCAGAAGTCAAAGACTCTACCCTTGAGACAGTCCTTATCCCTTTCATCTTCAATAATCAGCAGACCTATATTCTTGAATTCGGCAATCTCTATATGCGTGTCCATAAGGCAGGCGTGCAGTTGACCGAGACTGCCTTGAATATCACGGGTGTTACTCAGGCCAATCCCGCCGTGGTTACGATTACAGGGCACGGATATTCCAATGGTGACGAGGTTCATATCACGGACGTAAGTGGCATGACAGAGTTGAATGGGCGTAACTTCAAAGTCTCTTCCGTGACAGCCAATACTTTTGCTTTGCAGACGATGGACTCTGTTAATCTTGATGCTACAGGCTACACTGCATATACATCGGGAGGCACATCAGCCAAAGTCTATGAGATAGTCACGCCTTATGTGACAGCCGACCTCTCTACAATTCAATACACGCAATCTGCTGATATAGTGACACTTGTTCATAATAATTATCCACAGAAGGAACTTGCCCGCACGGGAGACACCTCTTGGACATTGACGGATATAACATTCGGGCCTACGATAGGCAGACCGTTAAATATTAGTGGGTCAGGTTCTGCTGGGACAGTGAATGTAAAATATAAAGTAACCGCGGTTGACGATGAAACTGGTGAGGAATCTTTGGCAGGATATGACCCCGCAAAAACGATAACGGGTATTACGAATGCAAGTCCTGCTGTTGTAACTACATCAGGTGCTTCTCCGACATATAACAATGGTAACAATGTAGATATTAGTAATGTTGGTGGCATGACAGAACTTAATGGCAACAGATATAATATTAAACTATTAACATCTACCACTTTCGAACTCTACACAAGCCTTAATGATTTCACGGTTCCTCTTGATAGCACAGGATTTGGAACATATACAGGCGGAGGGCAGACCAATAGGCGTTATGTAAAGATTTATAATGTAATCAAGCCCACTCCCGGCGGTGCACAAATACAGATAGCATGGAGTGAGGTGGCCAATGCCTCTAAATATAATATCTATCGTAAAGACAACGGTATGTATGGTTGGATAGGGACGAGTCTTGACTTGTCATTTTTTGACGAGGGGTTCACTCCCGACTTCGCCAATTTTCATCCTGCCGATAGACAGCCGTTTAAGGATACAGGCAACTATCCCGCCACTGCCGCCTTTTATCAACAGAGAATGGTCTACGCCAATACCACAAATAATATCGAAGGTGTGTGGACAAGCCGTTCTGCTTTAAGAAAGAATTTTAATATTTCATCGCCATTACAGGATGATGACGCAGTTACTTTTTCTATCGTTGGAAGAGAAGTAAACGCCGTTAGACATTTACTTGACGCAGGAAAACTGATTATGTTCACCGATAGTGGCGAGTGGTCTGTTGAGGGTGACACTGCCAATATTCTCACACCTACTGGTATCAATCCCAAGCACCATACATCTAATGGGTCAGGGACTTTGAGGCCGTTGCTTGTTGACGGTTCTGCATTGTATGTGCAAGCCCGTGGCTCAAGGGTGAGAGACTTGGCTTTTGACTTTCAGGCCGATGGATACAGGGGCAACGAACTCAGCATATTCTCTGCTCACCTTCTTGACGCTTACACAATAACTGACTGGTCTTATCAGCAGGTTCCACATTCTATCGTATGGTCTGTGAGAAGCGATGGGACTTTGCTCGGACTAACCTATCTTCGCACACATCAAGTCTTTGGTTGGCATAGGCATACTACGGATGGAACTTTTGAGAAGGTGGCCGT